AAGGCTAGAGATGTTGCCTGCGGTCAATACAGACTGCAAAGTGCCACCACCGCCACCACCGCCAATTGGCGTGCCAGTCAAGTCAGCGTACACAGACGCTTCAACAACACCTTCAAAGCGGTTAGGTGCGCCTTGTTTGTACTGGTCAACCGCGCTGTAGAAGTTGCAACCAACCAAGGCCAACTTGAATGCGCTAGACACGTTGTTGATCGTAGGACGGCTAGAACTTGGTGTGTAACTGTTCAAGCCCGCCCAGCCGCAACCATTGAACGTGATGGGGAATGCGTAGGATGTGTTTGAAGCGGCCAAATAGACCGCTTGCTGGGGGTAACTAGAGCCAAGCGTGTTAAAGCTACAGGCGTTTAATACGCCAGTCAAACCAGGGCGTGAAACCGTCTGCTGTACTTGGAACTGCGCTTGACCGCCGTTGCCTTCAAAATACACGCCGCTGATGTTAAAACCGCAAGCTGATTGCTGTGCAATTTTGCCGCCAGCGTCAACAATGGCCAAGCCCCACTTGCCGCTAGACAAGTCTGTGCCTGAGCCGTTGGCTTCAATAGAGCCACCAAGGTAATTGAACGTGCCTGCGCCGATGACTTTACCGCCGTAGGACGTGTTGTTGCCCACGGTGCAACTTGTCATTGTGATGGCGTTAGGCTCAGACACAAAGCCGTAAGAGCCGTTGGCCTCAAAGTAGAAACCGCCGGTGTTGTAGCGAATCTCTAAGTCGTTGAACGTAGAAGACAAGCAGTTAACGCCGTACAAGCCAGTCGCCCAGCCTGCAAGATAGACGTTGTCAACGGTGACAAATGCAATGTCTTTAAGCACCAAGCCCAGCTTTTGCATGCTTGGGCCGTACAAAGTGAACTGCTCAAACATGCAGTAGCCAGCAGGGTTGGAGTCGTACCCAATGACTTCAATACCGTTTTCTAAACTTGTCTGAGCAATGGTGGTCGCTGCCATGCCATCGCCGCGCATAGAAGGGCGCTTGATAGGATCTGTTACGCCCGAGTTCATGGTGAACACAAGCGTGCCTGTAATTTTGTATGTGCCTGCGGGCAAGTAAACACAGCCACCATATTGGCACGCCAAGTCAATGGCCGCCTGAATGGCTGTGGTGTCGTCAGTCGTGCCGTCGCCCTTAGCGCCGAAGTCTTTGACTGACACCAAGTCTTGCATCTTGTCGTTCAAAGTCTTGCCGACCGCGCCAGGCATGATGCCCAAGGCGTAAGTTTGCTTAAAGCCAATCAAAGCGTCGCCCAAGGCGATGTTACTGGTGTTGGCCAAGTTGGCGGCCAATGTGTCAGCGCTGCTGATGCCTGGGATGTTGTCCCAAGAGCCAATCAACACGTTGTTGGAGTCTTCTAAAACAAACTTGTAGCTGGTGTTAGCAGTCAGCCAGATTTCCTCTGGTACGCGGCCACCGGCGTCTAGCACGATAGGGTTAGCGTGCGCTGACAAACCGGTTGAAGATGTGTAAGTAGCAGTTGCAGTCGTTGTGCCTGCCGCATAGGTGTAGAGCAGACCGCCTGCCAACGGCACGCCGTTGTCGTCAAAGAACTGGGCGCCTGCGCCTGCGAATAGGGAGATGTTGACAGTCATGTTTAGCTCACTTCACGGCCAGATGAACGAATGTTGATTGCGCTTGCAGTCCCAGCGATTGTAGAGATGAAACTGGAGGGCATCAAGACTTGACCAACTAATTCTGGAAAAGTATAGACCTCAGAAGGCTGCAAAGTTTTGGTCTTGGTAATCAAGTTGGAATTGCCTGCGGTGTCGCCGCCTGTAACCAAGTTCACGCTGATTGTGGCGCTAGAGGCGCTGTAGTTTGTTGCGGTGAACTTGTCAATGATCGTGGTGACACCAGACGCGGTGTATTGCGTGGTCTGGCTGTTCTCAGCGGTCTTGGCTGGGATTAGAACTTTTACAGTAACGGTCATGCTGTGACTCCTTGGATTGTCGGGGTTGACACGCAGTTAACGGTCAGAATAGCAGATGGCGCGGCGGGGCGTGCCGGCGTCGTGCCTGCGGGAATAGTCTCAATAAACACTGTCGTCCCGTTGGCGTGCCAATTTAACTCAAAATAGTCGCCATCTTTCATCTCTAAAAAGTAGTTTAGCGCGATGATGATTTGGCCGTTAAGTCCTGAATGCTTTTTAGGCACAGTGACTACACTGTTCGAGTTTGGCAAATTAGTGCCGTTGTATGTCAACCAGACGTCAGTCTCATATTCATTGGCCGTGTCAGTGTTGGTCAACTGAAGGCTGAACTGGATGTTGTACGCAGCTGGCGTGTCAACTTGAATCTTAGATGAAATTGTGCCGGTAATCGTCGTAGACGACACGGTTTGCGTAGGGTTGATTACATAGACGCCTGCGCCGCCTGGTGTACCAGACGTTTGCGACACGACGTGCGTGTTTGCGGTGACGCCCGTGCCTGACAAAAGCATGCCAAGCCTGATTGTGCCGGACGTCATGGCCGACACGGTCAAAGTTGTGGTAGCAATTGAGCCTGTAAAAACAGCCGTGTCAGTCAACAAACGAACGCCGTTTTGGTACAGCGCCGTGCTAAACCGAACAGGATACGCTTGCGTGGTTGAGCCGTCATATTGATTTGTGGTGTCGTAAAAACCACCGTAAATCGGATGTGCCACTTGAGGTGTGTGTGTCGGCGCAAGCGCCAACGCCTGTACTTGCTTTTGCAACTCAGCGATCTGTGACTCTTGCGTGGACGCGGTAGGCTGGACGGCCAGATCGCCCACTTGGCGCTCGACGATGTTGTCGGTTTGCGCAACAGGGCCAAGTTGCAAGTCTGTAATGGAAAACTGGTTCTCACCGTTGCCTGTTAGTACAAACAGGTTAAGCAAAAACCGATACCATTCACGCGAAATCGTGCCTGTGCGCTCGTCCAAAAACGGAACACGTGGGGCAGGGATTTGCGTTATGTTAAGCATTTGTTGGGCTGGCGTGGAGTTCGGCGCCCATAATGGCGATCTTGACTGGATCAGTGCCAGACACCTCGTAAACACGGTCGCGCAACTTGAGCGTCATGCCAAGGCGGCGCCAGATTGTGCGGTGGCCGTATACACCAATGCGGCCCATAGACGTCCAGTGTTCGTTTGACCATGTGTGGCCGCCATCGTCTGACCAGCGCAGCATGACTTGCGGAGGCGCAATAGGAACCGCGCCCACAGTCGACAGAATAAAGTCGCCGCTTTCAGTGATCAAAGGCTCACCAGACTCAGTCGTCATGTAGACGTTTTCGCCCGTTGTCAGGCCGTTCAAACCAACGCCAGTCTCGGCGTCCAGTTGCAGGCTGTGATGTGCGCTACGGTTCAGGTTGTTCTGGCCAGTGGGCAAGGCGCGCCATGAACGCAACCACTTTTGGGCTTGACCGTTGTCAGCATAGACATCAAGGTCAAACGTGTAAATGTTGCCATTCTCAAAGTCACCGATGACGGTGTTGCCTTGGAAATTGCATTGGCAGTTAGAACGGTGGCGTGTGAACTCGCCGTTCACAAGCCCTGCACGCTCATGCCAAGCCTGCGTGGCTGCGTCGTACACCCAAGTCGCGTTGGCGCTTGGAAAAGTCAGCACATAAAAGCCGTGGCCTTCTTGCTGGTACGTGTACGCCAAAGCGTCAGAGATGTTGCCGTACTGAGCGATGGCGTACTCAATGGCATGAGTAGAAACCCTTTGTCCAGTGTAGCCGTTGGCCTTGTAAACGATGCCTTGGCCACGGTCGTCAGTGCCAAGCCAAAACAAACTGTTGTCCAGTTTGGCAACAGAAAACGGGGCTGCACAGCCGATCTCGTTGTACGCGCCTTGGATGCGTTGCAAAGGAAAGTCAGCGCCGCCGGTGTCGTACCAGACTTCAACAGAGTTTGTGCCAAAAAGCCAAGCCTCGCGGTGGTCGACGTTGACCGCCACCAAACCGTCAGGTGAGCCTTCAGCGCTTGCAAAATCAAGCGGATCTACCGATGTGCCGTCTAGCAGTTGCGTGACCCACACACGCTGGCTATTTGGCTCGTTAAAGAGAAAATAACCGTCAAGGTAGCCCACGGTCACAGCGCCTGGAAAATCAGGGTCGTTGATCTGTTTAAACACCAACGTGCTGTTGTTGTAGATGTAGCTTGGGCCGTTGCAGGCAAAAAAGATTTGCGTACCGTTGTCGGCGATGGACACAAGGCCGCCGTCAGCCACGTTGCCGATCTTGACTGGCGTGGCGTTCAAGCCTGGGACTTTGTAGACCTCAGTGCCTGAGACAACAAAGAAAGCGTTGGTGTAGGTGCGCGGCACCCACAGACCGCGAATAGGGCCAGTGCCGATACTTTGCAAAAAGTTTAGACCAGGCGCGCGGTTGAGAAAACCAGGCTCTTTGCCGCCCTCGGGGATAACCTCGGGAAACAAATTGACCATGCGATTGTCCGCAGCATTGACGCTGCGGGCAACGTAGCTGGAGCCAAGGATCGGCGTCTTCATCAGTAGTTACCGGCGTAGATGTTAAAGCGCTGGCGGTTGGCCACCAATGCGTAAGGCAGCGCCATCACGTCATCAGGATTGTTGATGCGCTTCAAGTCGCGCTTGGATGTCATGGCGATGCGCTGCACCTGTGGGCTTGGCTCAACGCCAAACTCAGGGGCAAATTCCATGGCCAAGTTGTACGTGAAAGCGCGTAAATAGCCAGGCGGAAAATGCAACTGCGTAGCCAGCGTGGCGGGCTGTGTCAGTTCTTCGACCGAAATAAAGTGCCATTCCAACACCTGTGTTGGCATTGGGTAAACGTACATCTCCACGTTGGGGTACGTCATGTTGACGAAGATCACCTGTGGGTATGTAGATGTGACGTTTTTGACGGCAATGCCGTCGTATTGTTGTTGGTTAATGAACTTGATGCCGTATGACACGCCGTTGGGTGCTTTGAAATACGTTGCGTCATCAAACAGGATTGGGCGGTTGCCAACAAAATCGCCAGTTGGGCCAAGCGTGCGTTTAATTTCGCTTGAGGGCCAGCTAAAAATTTGATCTTGAGTAGAGAAGACAGACAGACGTTCTGTGTTCCATGACTCAATCATTTGATTCATCGCCATAAGCGCATCTTGCGACATGGAGGCGGATGGCGTCTCGCCTTCGGCCAATATACCTAACAAGCGCAAAGCGCGGTTGATTTGATCGCCAGCGGTATACGTTGCCATGTTCAGACTCCTTGGGTTGCTTCCTCTGCCGGTTTACGGCGGCGCTTAGTCTCCAACGTATTTACGGGAGCCACCTGAACAGGCGTGTCTGGATTGTAGCGCGTCCAGCCATTTTTTTCATCCATTTCGACCTCAAGTTCCATTGTTGCAACTTTGGCGCCGTGGACAGGATGTACGAGTGTGATGTTCATAAAAAGAAGGGGGTGATTAGCCCCCTTTCCTATTTAGGCTGTCTTGTAAACAGACCAAGCTGCATCGCCAGTTTTACGGAATGTAAACTGGGCGCTAGAGGTAATAGCAACAGCAACGGTAGCGTTGCCGCCGTCGGTGATGCCAGTGCCAGCAGCCAAAGTAACAGTACCAGAAGAGGTACCAGTGTTAACCACGGTCAGCGTAAATGTGCTACCAACTTTAGCGCTGGTCACAACTGCGTCGATAGCAGCGGCGGTAGGCAAAGTGTAGACAGCAGCAGATGTGCTGGGGTTAGCAACCAAGATACCACCAGTCACTTGAGCGGCTGTCAAAGTCGCTGTAGATGTGGCAGTTTGGGGAGCGGCTGCGTAGCCAATCGTGAGTTCGTTCAGGTTGCCGTCACCAAACTGGTAACCGCCTGCGCCGTTAGGTAATGCCATGATAATTTCCTTTCAATGTAAGTAAGAATCAACCCCAGAGGCGAACAGCCATCTGTGGACGAATTGTGCTGTAGCCATACAACACGTCGATACGGCAAGGCATACGATCGTTGTTGATGTCGTACTGACGAACCACACGCAAAGAAATACCATTGTGAACGGCACGAGCAGCCATGTCGACGCCTTGGGGCAACAACAAGTCAGCGGTCGCAAATGTGATCGCATCTTTGTGGTAAACCAAGTTCTGAGCGTATTGGCTAGAAGCCGCGCCCACGAACACGACGGCTTTGCTGTTACCAGGCAAAGCGTTCACGGTAGCCAAAGCATTGTTGGCGGAGTAGATCGGAGCAACAGTCACGGTAGCAGTTGTGGTAGTTGTCGAAGAAGACAAAGCTACGAACTGGAACAATGAACCAGTAGACTCACGAGTCTGGGGGTTGACAGCGTAGCAGTCAGCAATTGTGAACACGTCGCCAGCGACGATGGTTTCACCAGAACCGACAGTCAATGTCAATGTGGTTGCGCCTTCAGAAGTCACAGCAGCACCAGTGGTTGCGCCAGTAGCGGCGCGAGTGCCAGTTGTGAACTGCTTGATAGACTGAGACATGTTGATCTCGTCAAAGCCCAACACGCCAGTGCCCATCATGCCGTTCTTGAACTGCTTGCTGATGGTGTCTGTGGGGTTGAACAAGCCCTTCATGCCTTCGACCAAACCAGCGTTAGCGGCTGGGTTGACGGTGGCGTAACGGGGGTTCATTACAGCGGCGTTTTCGTTCAGCTTCTGCTGGGCTTGGAGCAAGACCAAAGAAGTAGAAGGCGTTGTGCCAGGTGTACCAACAGAGTTACCGATGGTTTTGTACGCATTGGCCACGTCAGCATCAATGGAAGATGCCAACTGGCTGATACGAGGCTTCAACACACGCTCTGCGAAGTCGTCCAATTGCATGGTCAATTCAGCAGATGTGAAGTTAACGCCGATGTGCTTTTGTGAAGCAACAGTCAATGTGGTGTACTGCTCGTTGTCGTCTTGCACTTGCAAGGCGGCGCCGTCAGTCACCAGAGCGCGGTCGGGCAAACGGATACGCAGTGTAGAACCGATCTTAGCGCCTTCAACAGCGAAAGAGTCGTCATACTGGCGGTTCACGTTACGTGTCAAGACCAAGTTGTTTTCCAAGATCTCCAGCGCTTTGCGGGTGATCATGTCAATCGTCAGAATACTATTAGACATGTTAGTCCTTTCAAAAAATTAGCGGTTGCGTTGCGCTTCGAACTTTTTCATCTGGCGTGCGCGTTCAGCTTCGATCCACTGCGAGGTTGTCATGGACTTGATTGACCGTGGGTCAGTCGTGTCATGGCTCGGCGAACCGTTTGAACGTGCTGTCACCGGACTAATGGGTGCTGGCGCGTTTGAAGTTTTTTTGACCGGAGGATCGGAGGCCAATCTGGCTTCAATCTTTCCAATCTCTTTGGCCTGCATGAAAGGCGACAATTTGGAAATTCGAGCAGCTTCTTTGATGTTAGAACCTAAGTAGTAAGCTACTTCAGGGCCAACGTCAGAGGCGTAAATCGCTTCAGCCATGACTTCAGTGATTGGCACGTTAGGGTTACGGGCTACTTGATCGTAGTCGTCGTATTTGTCCCTGACTTTTTCCTCACTGTCGGCATAAGCCTCCATGATCTCAGCTTGTTGCTTTGCGGCATCTCGTTGGGCGACAAGTTCTTGGGCCTTCTGAAGTGCTAATGCTTGCGCATACTCTTCAGGATCCGTGAAATTGTCTGCAACGGGCGGCGCGGACTTTAAGGTCTGCACTTCAGCCTGCTTGGCAGCTTGATCTCTTTCCCATTTGCGCTGTTCTCTTGCAAGGCGCTTACCGATCATCGCGTCAATTTCAGCTTGCGTATAAGTTTTTTCCGCTTGCTGTTCTGTCTGCTCTGTCGATACTTCCGGCGAATTAACTTCGGGTTCAGGTGCAGCCGTTGCAACCTGTTCCGGCGCGGGTGTGTCCGCTAGGTTTTGGACTTCATCAGTCATTTATTTGAATCCTAAGATTCCCTGGTGTGCTGCGCCAGTACAGTTTGAAACATTCTATTACGGATTCACGGGCCAATCAATAGTCCATGGAAATCCAGGTTGTGCGGTGATGTCGCGCAGTGCTTGACGATAAGTTGCCCACGCAAAGTCTTGGGGTGTGCTGCTTTCAAGCGCTTTGATGACGCGCCAGTCAGATTCTTTAAGTTTGTCATCACGCTGTTGGCGTACAGACTTGGCTTGCTCGGCGTCTTTGGTGGCTTTGTATGCGGCTTCTTGCTCTGCGTCAGTGAACACAGGGCCAAGAATGTATTTTGTGTACCACTTGCCGTCAATTTGCTCAACGCCATCGCGTTGGCTGTATTGATATTGGTCACCACCAGACGCCTGTGGGCCTTCCAAAACAACGTCAGCACCAAAACTGTTTAACAGTTCCTCTGACAGTTGTTGTGGCATTGAAGTGTTTGGGAATAATGCACGAAATTCACCTTCGTACATTACTGCCCCTGTTTCTCTGATTCTTACTTGCATTTTAATTACCTCAAGCAATTGCTAAATTTTCACCATAACTAAACCCAAACTTATTGTGTCTAGCTCTCCATTCAACAGTAGACTTTTTCATATCTAATGCTTTTGCCGCCTCTTTTGCGGTTTGAAAAAAACCTTCTGGTGTTGTTACACCGATTGCTTTGTAGTGATTTGCACCACTAGTCTTTGCACTCATCTTAGCTTTAACCTCTGGTCTATGCATTGGGTTTTTATCGCCAACAGACCAAGGATGTGACTTTCCAGAATTTGCTACAGAAATCTTATTTCTAACTTCTTGTGTAACTGGTTTTCCAAGATTTCCTGCTCTTACATTTTCACGACCAGTACCAATGAATACATTGCCAACCTCATAAGAGCCTAAATCACCAACTCTACACATACAGAACTTGTCTGCACCACGACCTCGTTGTTCTAATTTTCCAGAGTCGTTCCAAATCTTTAGCCATTGCTCATAGGTCAACAAAAATGGAATACCTCTATCGGTTGCGTTTCTTTGTTGCATTTTGTATTTTCCAATCAATGTTGACCGATTTCTTTGAGCATTTGCATTTCTTGTTGGTTTTAAACATTCCCTGCAAACCTTTCGGTACAACCCATTGTCCTTTCTAAATTCAAACGCTAACAACTCTTTTTCAATTCCACATTTTTTACAAGTCTGCATGGCAACTCCTTTGTTAAGTTATTGCCAATTATACCATAGTCTACGCCACCGCAAAAAAGATGAATGTTCCACCACTTGCATTGATGGCAGATGGCGCTGTTGAACTAATCTCAAACCCTGCGCTGTAGGTGTCAACGTAGTCGGTGTTGGTTACTTCAGCGGCTGTGCTGTTGAGCAACAGGTAGGGATCATTACCAGCCACAATGCCTCGGGCTGAGTCCCACACATACCAGTCACCAGTTGAGTCTGTGCGCTTAATGAGGACAAACCTAGCACCACCTGTAAAGCCACAATTGACTTGAAGTGTTGTGCCTGTACCTGTGTAGCTTCCTACTTTGGAAACACCAGCACAGGTTGCAAAAAGGTAGGCAACATAAGTATCCCCAGAAGCGTTTTGATAAGCTGTAGTAAAAACTGTAGATGTTGGACTTGTATCATTCCACATACTTGAGTATGCGGTAGATGCCCCACTAGAATTTAATGAAACATAATTTGTTGCTGTTAACGCAGCATGATAAGTAAACCAACTTGCGGCCTGACTTCTTTTCTTAGTAATAATTAATTCTGGAACAACTTGTAAATTGTGATTTATGTTTCTAGGCGTTCCTTCGGAAGCATCCCCTGTATAGCAAACCTCATCAAAGAAGCTGGGGGCACGTTTTAAATTGTAAAAAATATATGGCGTAGATGCGGAAGATAGATTGTTTGTGTACCTGACGCTCGTTTCGCTGTCAAAAGCAATATAACCGGACAATGCTGTTTCTGCGCTTGTTGAGTTTGAACTAAGCCAAGCACTTCCACGCAGACGGTCAACATCAAGCCAGCTATCTGTTGCGCTTCTTGTCTTAATCATCTGCATATCTACTGGGAATCCCGCAGATGGCGAAGTGTTGTTATTTAATGCTTGTGTTGCAGCAGTTGGGCTAAATACTTTAGTCGCATCCGTAGGCACTTTCATCG